CACAACAAGCGTTAGACAGAGAAGCTTACAAAGATTTCATGAAACGTAATCCAATGGCAGGCGGTGGTATGTTAGTGCAACCAAGTGCTGATGGTCGTAGACCCGGGTATGCTGTGTCTAAAACAGATAATAACAAATACAGAGTAACAAATGAAAGAGGAGGAAAAACATATTCTGAATGGGCAAGAGAAAATGATATTCCATTACGTTTTTCTAACAAAAGAGATGCACAAAAAGCAGATAAACAATTTAAAAAATCAGTTCCAACAAAAGGTTCTATGACCATAGAAAAATGGTCAAACGAATTAACTTCTTTAGTTAAAAAATACAACAATATAGTTGAAAAAGATTTTCAAAAAGGAGATTTGTCAAAAACTCCTAGATGGGCTAATTTTTTAAATAAACAAAAAATAAAATATGCAAATGTTGGAGTGTATAAAAGAGAAGGTAAAAATTTTGGAGTTACAGATCTTTCATCACAAAAACTTAAATTAGCTGATCAATATGTTGAGAATGCTAACAAAGGTTTAAAATATGTTGATTGGATGGACATTCAAAAAAAATTAACAACTGATATATCTCAGATGAATAGAAGAGACTTTGGTAATGCTATCGATAAATTGGACACTAGAGAAATAAAAGGAAGTAAAGCATTTGATTATTTATATAAAAATAATATCCCAATAGAAAATCCAAAGAAAATAAAACAGGGTGGGAGTTCTTTAAGAAAGATGATAGCTGATCTTACTGGACTATCTAGTGATTCAAGAGTTTTAATATCAGGTATACAAAACAATAAAAATTGGATTAAAAACAAAGATAAAATAATATTCGCTAATAAAGCTAATTTATGGAAAGAAATTGAGGGAAATACTTTATCTGAAATTTTAGATACAGCAGATTATAGAATGAAAGGAAATATTTCCTGGTCTTCTGATATTACTTTAGCAAAAAGAGCAAACAGGAACGTATTTGAATATGCACTCAGAAATTTTAATTATCATCAAAGAAACAAAACAGGTGAAGGCACAATACAATTTTATAGTAAGAAAACAAATAAACCAATTATTTGGGATAAACTTAAAAAAAATAAAAATGGTTTTAGAACTTTAAAAGCAAGTGAGGTTTATTTTATAGATACTAATGATCCCAACAGAGTTAAATGGGATATGACATCTATTGATGCAGATAATAAAAAATGGTCTAACAGAAAAACTAAAGGCACAGTATCATCAGGACTGTTTGATGAGGTATTTCAAGCAAAAGATATTTATGACAATTTATTATTAGAAGAAATTATAGATCCAAGAACTGGAACAAAAACTAATTTTGGTAAACTAATGAAAGAAGTATATAAAATAGGTTTTGGTAATTTTGGTAATCCTTACTCAATAGAACATGACTTTGGAGTTGCAAATAGTCCTTTTAAAAATTTAAAAATAGCCTCACAGAAAATTAACTCCGCGTTATCTGCACTAAGTAGAGATACTACGTTAAATAAATTTACCAAAGATGGTATACTTAAAATTTTAAAAGAAGGAACTTTTGATCCTAGTCAAAAAAATGTCATAGACACGATTATTAAAGGCACTGCACCCATAAGAGAAGATGTTTTAGTTCAAGGCACAAAGTTTGATCAAAGCGAACTAGACATGGCAAAACAAAAATTTTTAACAAACTTAGATAAAAATAAATTTAGAAGAGTTTCAAAAGTTTTAGTTGACGCTGCAATAGATGGTGGTTTTGGAGAAGCTGTTCAAAAAATTTGTATGAGAAAAAAAGCTAAAAAAGGTGGCCGAATGTTTTTAAGTAATGGTAGTGGTTGCCCTGCGGCAGATCAAGATCCAAAAGGATTTTTAAAAAGTGTATCTGAAAATCCTGTCCTTAAAAAATTTTTTACATCTAACGCTGGTCAGAAAGCTGCAACTACGGCAGCAAGAGTAACTGGTAATGTTTTAAATCCTTCGACATTGATTGGCGGTGAGGTTGCTTTTGTTTTAGCAGATGGTTTTAATAATTTTAGTAAAGGTATGGACTTAGCAGAATCTTTTGACAGAGCATTTATATTTAAAGATTTTAAACAGTTTGATAAAAATATAATGGAACAAGCACAAAATCTTGGATACGATCAAAATCAATTAAATCTTTTAAACGAAACAATTAATATAAATAGGTTAGACAATAGAAAAAGAGCTTTAGAGTATGGGTTAAATAACGAAACTCCAGGTAGTGAAGATTTAACCATGGGCTTTACGCAAAGACTAGCAGATACAAAAAATCAATTAGATAAATCTGTAAGTAACTACATAGGTTCTTTAGATAAAATGGGATTTGATTTAATGAAAGATTCCTCTTACGATGTCGGCTTTAGATATTTAGACAATGTATTTAAAAAAAGAACTCAAGATCAAATGTTAAAAACTTATGATAAAAGAAAACGACAAGTAGATCCAACAAGTGGTACGTTAGGAAATATATTAGATCCTATTTTAGATGTTGGTGCTTACACACAGCCTTTTAAATTTGCAGCTGATGTAGTTAATCCTTTTACAAAAAATGTGCCCTTACTATCTGATCGTCAAAGAGAAGCAAAATATTTACGAGAGATGGACCCAAGAGAATTATATTTATACAATAAACAAAGAGGATTTACTTTGGATGATATAGAAGCAGGGACATCTCCTCAAATAAGACAAGTTATGGATCAATTAGGTGGAGCTACAACAGGACAAGGATTCTTTCAACAATTTAAAAAAGGTGGTCGTGCAGGTTTTAAAACAGGTTCAGTTAGAAAAGGTGTACTATCTTTGATAGATGAAAGTGTAAAAAAAACACCAAAAGATATAACTTCAGACTTAACTGAGTTAATTAAGAAAACACTTGATGAAGATTTCTTTGATAAAAAAGATAGAATAATAGATCAACTAAATATTACAGCGGCAAAGAAAAGAAAAAATTTTCCTTACAATCAAAAAGTTCAAGAGGAACCAGATCAAATAGAATTTTATGACGACATTGCAAAATCTAATTTTAAAACCAAAACAGGTCCCTTCTTTGATTATCAAAAACGAAAAAACAAAGCAGGGGGTGGTATCTTAAAACAAGCTGGCGATTCATCAGGCCCACCGCCAGAATCAGGACCAAACCCACAAGGGTTGCAAGGTCTATTAAATCGTGTTAAGAAGATATAGGAGTAATAAATGGCAGATATAGATAAAGGACTCCCTAACACTAGAACTAAAATTGACATCCCTTCAGAAGAGGAGATAACAGAAGTTAGTGTTAAGGAAGAAGAAGTAGAAAAAGGACCCGTTGAAGTAGTACCAGAAGAAGATGGCGGTGCAACGATCGACTTTGAACCGGGAGCTATAAACATACCGGGCACAGAAAATCATTTCGATAACTTAGCAGATATTTTACCAGAAGATGTTTTAGAACCAGTTGGAAACGAAATGGTCCAAAATTACATGGACTACAAAGCTTCAAGAAAAGAATGGGAAAACAGTTACAAAACAGGTTTAGATTTATTAGGATTCAAATACGAAAACAGAACAGAACCATTTCAAGGAGCTTCAGGTGCAACACACCCAGTGTTAGCTGAAGCAGTCACACAGTTTCAAGCACAAGCTTACAAAGAATTACTACCTGCAGATGGACCTGTAAGAACAGACATCATAGGTGTTAAGAATTCACAAACAGAACAACAGTCTGAACGTGTAAAAGATTTTATGAATTATTTAATTATGGATCAGATGAAAGAATACGAATCAGAATTTGATTCGATGTTATTTCATTTACCATTAGCTGGTTCTACTTTTAAAAAAGTATACTACGATACAACAATGGGAAGAGCAGTATCAAAGTTTGTACCAGCAGATGAATTAATCGTTCCGTATACAGCTACCTCATTAGATGATGCGGAAGCGGTTATTCATACAATAAAAATTTCTGAAAATGAATTAAGAAAACAACAAGTATCAGGTTTCTATTCTGACATAGATCTTGGTCCTCCTGGTGCAGAACCAGATAACGAATTAGAAAAAAAAGAACGTGAACTAGATGGCACAAAGAAAACAGGTAAGAATGAACCTATGTATACTTTGTTAGAGTGTCACGTAAACTTAGACCTGGAAGGTTTTGAAGATCAAGGAACGGATGGACCAACAGGAATAAAATTACCTTACATCGTAACAGTCGAAGAAGGTAGTAGGAAAGTTCTTTCTATCAGAAGGAACTATGCGCCCGATGATCTAAAGAAAAATAAGATCCAATATTTTGTCCACTTCAAATTTCT